CTCGAATACGAGCAAATGCAGGTTACGTTTAGAGTCAATGAAGATCTTGATAACTATCTTGAAATCTTCAATTGGATGATTGCTCTAGGTGCTCCTGAGAACTTTCAGCAGTATACACTGAAAGCATCGCTTGAGTCAACAAACCAACAAAAAGATACTATCACATCAGATATCACCCTATCGATACTTTCAAGCGCGATGAATGGTAATATCGAGTTTAAGATGAAGGACTGCTTTCCTGTCAATCTATCCAACATCACGATGTCGTCAGCAGGATCAGATGTTGATTATGTTATTGCAACAGCAACATTTGCACTAAGAAACTTTACGATTACTCAACTTTAGTGTTGACGTTTAAGCCGAATACCGTATAATCACATTATGTGTAACTGAAAGTATAGGTATATTATGAAACTCGATGATATTCGGAATATGTGGTCGTTGGATACAAAGATCGACAATACAGAGCTATCTACCGAATCTCTCCGTATCCCCTCTCTCCATTCTAAATACTATAGCATCTTCACCGAAGAGAGGCTGCGTCTCCGTAAGTACGAGACTGATATGAAAAAGTTACGTCTCGAAAAGTATGAATTTTTTACTCAAGGTCCGACTAAAGAAACACAAGAGCGTGGCTGGGTCCTTCCCCCTGTTGGAAAGGTCATCAAGTCAGAAGTCAACAACTACATAGATGCCGACGATGATATTATTGCTTTGACTCTAAAGATTGGTATCCAACAAGAAAAGATAGAACTTCTCGATTCTATTGTCAAGTCTCTAAACAATAGAGGGTTTTTGATTAAGAATGCTATTGACTTCGAGAAGTTCAGGAGTGGCACTTATTAGTGGAATCAATACACCTTCAACACATTAATTCTGTACATTGTAAAGTGATAGCAGATCCGGGTATCCTTATGGAGCTATCAGACCACTTTACATTTTATGCAGAAAACTATAGATTCAATCCCAGGTACAAAGCACGTGTCTGGGATGGTAAGATTCGTCTGGTTAATAGACTAACAGCTCTAATCTATGCCGGTCTTGCAAGACACGTAAAAAAGTTTTGTGACGATAGAGGATACAAGTTCTCATACGATCCTGAGCTTCAGTATGATAATGTTTCGGTCGCAGAAGTAAGGACGTTTATAGAAACACTTGGTCTTCCTGATCATATTCAACCAAGAGATTATCAGATCAAGTCTGTAATCAAATGTCTTAGATCGAAGAGAAGAACCCTGCTATCGCCTACGTCATCAGGTAAGTCACTGATGATCTATATGCTTACACAGTGGTATAAAAAGAAGGCACTGATTGTCGTACCTACCATTGCATTGGTCAAGCAGATGGAGCAAGACTTCCTCGAGTATGGTTTCAAAGGAAAGTTCAACCTTTCAATCGATGGTCTTGAGAAGAATAACGACATCGATTGTGACGTTGTCATCACAACATGGCAGTCACTGAACAACGGCAGAACGAAGATGCCGAAGCAGTGGTATCAACAGTTTGAGGTTGTTATTGGTGACGAGGCACATACATGTAAGGCTACATCTCTTATTAAGATCCTTTCGTCACTTGATAACTGTAGATATAGATTCGGAACAACAGGAACGCTCGATGATAATGTTCTCAACAGAGTAACAATCGAAGGGTTGTTTGGGCCACAGTATCAAGTTGTCACAACAAAGGATCTGATGGAATCAGGGCATGTTTCTAATCTTAAGATCAAATGTATCGTCCTCAAATATCCAACAGATATGTGTAAGCAACAAAAGCAAAGCACATACCATGAAGAGATAGACTTTATCACTTCATATGAAGAGAGAACAAAGTTTATCAAAAACTTAACACTGTCACTAGAAGGCAACAAACTAGTATTTTTTAGGGTGATCGATCATGGCAAACAACTCAGGGACGCTATTACTGATTCCGGCATTAGTAACGTATTTTACATCGACGGGTCTGTCTCAGGCAGTGAAAGAGAAGCTATTCGCAAAGCTATCGAGGAAGAACAAAACGCAATCCTAGTAGCATCACTAGGAACAACATCGACTGGTGTTTCGATTAATAAACTGCACCACATGATAGCTGCGTCACCTTCTAAGTCTAAGATCAAGGTCCTTCAGTCAATTGGCCGAATGCTAAGACAACACGAGACGAAAGAGCAAGCCGTCTTGTATGATATTGTAGACGATCTAAGTGTTGGCAAACATGTTAACTTTACATACAAACACTTTATCGACAGAACAAGAATCTACGATAAAGAGATGTTTGACTATAAGGTCTACAATGTTCCCCTAAAATAACTGTTGATTTATACGTTATGATACGCTATATTGATACAAATGTAACAATTAAGAAGTGGGAACCATGTCTAAAGCAAGATCTAAAATTCACTACGTTGATAACAAGAAGTTATACGATGCTATGATTGTCTTCGTTGATAAGTGCAAAGTAGCAGAAGAGTGTGGTGAACCAAGGCCAAAGATTCCTGAGTATATTGGTGAATGTGTATACAAGATTGCTACACGGCTAGCCACGAATCGTAACTTCTCGTCGTATACATACAAGGACGAAATGATTGCTGATGGTATTGAGGTGTGTATTCGATACATGCATAACTTCAATCCTGAGAAGTCTAAGAATCCATTTGCATACTTTACACAGATTATCTACTTTGCTTTCCTTCAACGGATTCAGAAGGAAAAGAAGCAAGCATATATCAAAGCTAAGTCATTTGAGAACTCGGCTATTATGAATACTTTAGTTGACGATGCAAACTCACCTTACTTCACTGCTATACAGCAAAACTATGTGATAGACGGAGAGAAGATGGCAGCGATGGAAGAATCGTTCAAGCCAGCTAACAAGAGAAAGAAAAACAAATGAATAGGCCAGTACCAGCAGCTGTAGAACAGCTGAGAGAAAACATGCTCGATCCATCTGGTAACGCACATACCAGGTTTAACTATTATCAGACAATGCGCAATGTTAAAGAGTATGCAGAGCGTGCATGTGCTGAATATGATCGTAAACAGAAGAGACGTTAATGCTAGTAGCTATTCTTGGTGATACACACTTCGGTGTTCGTAATGACAATGTTGCTTTTCATGACTACTTTGAAAAGTTCTATGACAATGTGTTCTTTCCATACCTTAAACAACATAAGGTAACACGGATCATCCAACTTGGAGATCTGTTTGATAGGCGTAAGTACATCAACTTCAATACACTGAAGAGATCAAAAGAATACTTCTTTGATAAGATTGTGGAGAATGATATACGAATGGATGTATTCGTAGGTAACCATGACACATACTTCAAGAATACAAATGAAGTTAACTCGCCAGAATTGTTGCTAGAGGACTATCGAAACAACATCTATGTTACATCTGAGCCAAAAGATCTTGATCTAGTAGATCTTAACGTTACCTTGCTACCATGGATGTGTTCTGGTAACTATCAGCAATGCATTGACCATATCGATAAAACTGATGCGCAGGTGCTTTTCGGTCACCTTGAGCTCGCAGGGTTTGAGATGTATCGCGGGGCTGTAAATGATCATGGCATGGATGCTAAGATCTTTGATAAGTTTGATATGGTGATGTCTGGGCACTTCCACCACAAGTCTTCTCGAGGTAACATCCACTATCTTGGTACACCGTACGAGATGACATGGTCTGACTACAATGACCCCAAAGGTTTTCATATCTTCGACACAGAGACAAGAGAGTTGACCTTTATCGAAAACCCCTATAAGATGTTTCAAAAGTGGTTCTATAACGACATCGAGTGGGAAGATCTATCTGTTATCGATGATCTTGACTTCGATCAAGTGAAGAACTGCTTTGTTAAGGTTGTTGTTAAGAACAAGAACAATCCTTACTGGTTTGATATGTATATTGACCGACTGGAAAAAGCTGGTGCACTTGATATACAAGTTGTCGATGATAACCTTAACCTCCAACTTGAGGATGATGAGGATCTTGTTGATGAAGCAGAGGACACACTTACTATCTTAATCAACTATGCTAACCAAGTAAGCTCATCAGTTGATAGCAACAATCTAAACAAATTTCTCTCTGAATTGTATGAAGAGGCATTGTCAGTCGAATGATTTTCTTTAAAAAGTTACGATGGCAGAACTTTCTGTCAACTGGTAACGTGATGACAGAACTTGATCTTTGTAGATCAAAGTCGACGTTGGTTATTGGTGAGAATGGTGCGGGTAAGTCGACGATGCTTGATGCATTGTCATTTGCTTTGTTTGGCCGTGCGTTTAGAAACATCAACAAGCCTCAGCTAGTTAATTCAATCACGGGCAAGCACACTGTCGTAGAGGTTGAGTTTTCTATCGGCAACAAGGAGTATCTCATTCGCAGAGGTATCAAGCCTGCTGTGTTTGATATCTACGTTGATGGTAATCTTCTTAATCAGAACGCCAATGCTAGAGAGTATCAAGAGGTGTTTGAGAAGACTATTCTGAGAATGAATCAGAAGTCGTTCAACCAGATTGTTGTTCTTGGTTCAGCTAACTTTGTTCCGTTCATGCAACTACCGTCACAACACCGTAGAGAAGTGATTGAAGATCTTCTTGACATTCAGATCTTCTCAGTGATGAATAGTATCCTTAAGGATAAGGTATCATCTAATAAGACAGCTGCTACGGATGTAGATTATCAGATTGATCTTTGTGAACAGAAGATTGAACTTCACAAGAAACACATCGATACACTAAACCGTAACAATAAAGCTATCATTGAGCAGAAGCAAAAGAAGATTGCGCAGTATAACGCTTCTATTTCTGAGCTAATCAATACCAATCAACAACTGAAGACCCAGGTTGAAGGTCTTACAGCTACTATTGGTGATAGTGAAAAGCAATCCAAGCGTCTGAAGAAGATTCAGCAAATGGAGACTCAGCTTAATAACAAAGTGAAGTCTCTCGATAAGGACATTCAGTTCTTCCATGACCATGACAACTGTCCTACATGTAAGCAGGGGATAGATCACGACTTCAAGGAACAAACTATTGAAGCTCGTAAAGCTAAGTCTGTAGAGATAGCAGATGCACTTGTCAAACTAGAAGTAGAGTATGACAAGGCTAATAAGCGAATTGCAGAGATTGAAGGAGTGCTGACCGATATTACGAAGCTGAACAATGAGATTGGTGATAACAATACACAGATTCAGTTTAACAATCGGTACATCAAAGAGCTTGAGTCAGACATTCAATCACTACAATCAGATCACGATAGTGATACAAGTAATACGGACGAGCTTCGCGAGCTAAAGAAGACGTTGAAAGAAGCAAATGATGAGAAAGAGCGTCTAGTTTACGAAAAAGAACTTCATGACGTAGCTAGTTATGTTCTTAAAGATACTGGTATCAAGACAAAGATTATTAAGCAGTACGTGCCTATTATTAACAAGTTGATAAATAAGTACTTAGCTGCTATGGACTTCTTCGTGCAGTTTGAGTTGGATGAAACGTTCAGTGAAACTATCAGATCGCGCTTCCGTGATGATTTCTCGTATGCCTCTTTCTCCGAGGGAGAAAAAATGCGTATTGATCTTAGCCTTATGTTTACCTGGAGGGCTATTGCTAAGCTCCGCAATAGTGCTAGTACTAACCTACTCATTATGGACGAAGTATTTGATTCGTCGTTGGACTCAGGTGGTACTGAGGAATTCATGAAGATCTTAGATCAGCTAACTCAAGACACAAACACATTTGTTATCTCACATAAGGGTGATCAACTCTACGATAAGTTCCACTCTGTGATTAGGTTTGAGAAGCATAGCAACTTTAGTAGGATGGCAGCATGACGGAAACCAACCCTTACCTGTATAGAGATCTAGTAGCATCGAATGATCCTATCCTTCGGGAAGAGATGCCAAGATTTAACTTCAAA